GCAAGATCTACAGTTTATTGCTGAAGCAGATGAAAAGGGCAATAAGAAATATGCTATTGAAGGTGTATTTGCTCAAGCAGACGTTAAGAATAGAAACGGACGTGTTTACCCTAAACCAGTAATGGAAAAGGCATTAGGTAAGTACGTCGGTGAACAAGTTTCTAAAGGTCGGGCAGTAGGTGAATTGAATCACCCAGCAGGTCCGACGGTAAATTTAGATAAGGTTTCTCACAAGATCGAAAAACTTCAATTTGAAGGAAACGATGTTGTGGGTAAGGCGACTATATTGGACACACCAATGGGTAATATCGTAAAAGGTTTGCTTGACGGTGGCGTTGGATTGGGCGTCTCGACTCGTGGTATGGGAAGTTTGAAGAACAATAATGGCGTGATGGAAGTTCAAGGTGATTTCATGTTGAACGCTATCGACATTGTTCAAGATCCATCTGCACCCTCAGCTTTTGTTAATGGGGTAATGGAAGGTGTTGAGTGGGTTTGGAACAACGGTATTATTGAGGCACAAACTATTGAAAAAATTGAGACTGAAATTAAGAAAGCTCCACGTGCTGATCTCTATGAGACACAAGTTCGTGAATGGAAAAATTTCCTCTCGTTGCTTAAATCAAATTAAAGGAGTCAATAATGACTGATGAAAATCAAATCGAAGATCAGGACGTTGAACTCCATGACGAAGTAAACGAAGACGAAGTTATGGAAGCAGCAGGTCATGATCCTAAGACTGCACCAGCACAAGCAGTAGACGCTGTTGATAAAGCTGGTGATGCAACCGGTTCTGCGCCAAAGCGTAAGACCGATAACACAAATCAGGATCCAATGCCAAAGACTAAGGCAGGTATCATCAACGCTATGTACAAGAAGATGGAAGGTATGAAAGCCGGCCAGCTGAAAGCATCATATGGTAAGATGATGGATGCCATGCAGATGAAGATGGAAGGTGTTGAAGAATCAGAGGAAGCAACTCCTATGGTTGAATACAACGCTGACTTCTCTGAAGATCTAAATGCATTGGTTGAATCTGAAGCAACTCTTTCAGATGAGTTTAAGACAAAAGCAGGTATCATTTTTGAAACCGCTATTCGTTCAAAACTGTCTGAGGAAATTGATCGGTTGGAAGAAAAATACAACGAAGAATTGGCTGAAGAAGTTGAAACTACTAAAGCTGACCTCGTTGAAAAAGTCGACAATTATCTTAACTACGTTGTCGAGCAGTGGATGGAAGACAATCAGGTAGCTGTTCAAACTGGTCTGCGTACAGAAATTGCTGAGAAGTTTATGACCTCTCTGAAAGATCTGTTCACAGAATCATACATCGAAGTGCCTGAGTCTAAAGTCGACCTCGTTGACCAACTTGCCGCTGAAGTAGAAGAGCTAGAAGCAACTTCTAATGAAGCAATCGCAAAGAATCTGCAAATGCAAGAAGAACTAGAAACATACAAGCGTGATGCAATCATCCGTGAGCATGCTTCAGGCCTTGCAGAAACACAGATTGAAAAACTTAAGGATTTGGTAGCAGAAGTTGATTTTGAAGACGAAGATACTTTCGCACAGAAAGTTTCAACTGTTAAAGAATCATACTTTACCAAAAAATCATCTGAGTCTGCTGACATTACAGAAGAATCCGATGACGGTGATGACACCGTTGTAGAATCAACTGGTTCTATGGCTCAGTATCTTCAAGCAATCCAAAAAACTAACAAGAAATAATTTGGGAGTCCAAAACAATGAGTAATCAAGTATCATATGACGCTTTGATGGAAAAATGGGCACCTGTACTGAACGAAGAGTCAGCAGGCGTTATCAAAGATTCACATCGTAAAGCTGTCACAGCTGCAATTCTGGAAAACCAGGAAATCGCCCTGCGCGAAGAAGGTCTTCTTAACGAAACTAACAACACAACCACAGTAACATCTGGTGTAACTGGTAACTGGAATCCAGTACTGATCGCACTTGTACGTCGTGCAATGCCAAACTTGATGGCATACGACATCTGTGGTGTTCAGCCAATGTCTGGTCCAACTGGTCTGATCTTCGCAATGAAGTCAACTTACCAGAAGACCAAGTCTGGTGTATCAAATGGTGATGAAGCTCTGTTCAACGAAGCTAACATCAACTTCTCTGGTGATTCAGGCACAACTGCAATGGAAGCTGATCCATCAGGTATGGGTTCAGCACTTGACGGTGACGGCGATTCAACAATTGCTGACTCACTGGGTGATCCACTTGCTAACCTGGATCTGTACACAACTGCAGAAGCTGAAGCACTGGGTGCATCAGGCGGTGAGCAGTTTGCAGAGATGGGCTTCACCATTGAGAAAGCAACTGTGACTGCAAAGTCACGTGCGCTGAAAGCAGAATACACTCTGGAACTGGCACAAGACCTGAAAGCAATTCATGGTCTGGATGCTGAGACAGAGCTGGCTAACATTCTGTCAACAGAAATCATGGCTGAAATCAACCGTGAAGTAGTTCGCACAATCAACTCACAAGCTAAGTTGGGTGCAGCAACTGCTAACACAGCCATCAATGGTATCTTCAACGTACAGACAGATGCAGATGGCCGTTGGTCAGTAGAAAAGTTCAAAGGTCTGATTATGCAGATCGAGCGTGAAGCAAACGTAATTGCAAAAGAAACACGTCGTGGTAAAGGTAACTTCATGATCTGTTCTTCTGACGTAGCTTCTTCATTGGCTGCTTCTGGCATGCTGGATTACGCTCCTGCAATGTCAACCAACTTGAACGTAGACGACACCGGCAACACCTTCGCAGGTGTACTGAATGGCCGTACTCGCGTTTACATTGACCCATATGCAACAACAGATTACGTAAACGTAGGTTATAAGGGTACAAACCCATATGACGCCGGTCTGTTCTATTGCCCATACGTACCGTTAACAATGGTTCGTGCGGTTGGTGAAAACACCTTCCAGCCAAAGATTGGCTTTAAGACTCGCTACGGCATGGTCTCAAATCCATTCGTTGGTGCTACACCATCAAGCGGTCTTGCAACTGCAAAGACCAAC